CGCCTCATTTATGCGTGTAGCCGCAAGCCCCCTGTTCATTTCAGAGAACGTACCCAACACATCTTGAATGAGGTTTTGAAACGCCACAATTTAACTCCCTATTTTCCTGATACCCGTTTGCGAGTAACTTTCTTCCGAGTCTGTGGTTTAGTTGCTATACTTTTTGTTTTTGGTCCTGCTACACGCTTCTTGGAATCTTTTTCATGTTTATTCCAAGCATCCTCGTTTTTCAAATGAGCTTGCTTTTCCCTGATGTTGTCTTCCTTGTTGGCTGGAGTTTCGTATTCGTGACTGTACCCTGCGTATGCTTTTTCAGCCTGTTTCCGATAACGACCATGCTTCCACTTTTCCGTAGAACCTTTTCCGTAATACTCACCTTTGGTTATCCCATAGGGAATATCTGATTTACCGGAAGGTTTCTTTGTTACCTTTACCGCAGGATGACCCTTACTTGCTGCTTTTATGCGCTTCTTTGCGTGATGTTTCTTTGGAACAGCAGGATTATCCGAGAAATGCGCGTCATCCCCATCTTCCATCCACAACTTTGTCTTCGTCTTTTTTGTTGCCATCGAAATCCCTTTCCTGTTAAAACGCCCTCCATAGTCAACCCTTCCGGGGCTACAGAGGGCGTAAGTTGTCTGTCCACCGGGAGAGGTTTAGATCAGACCTTGTGAAAAATCTTTACTACTGTGGTGCTCCAATCACACCCATCTGAATTTGCTCTGCGGAAAGATTTTGACCGGTAACTGCTACCCATGCAGGGAATGTATACCATTTCAACGTCCATCCTTCAGCACTTCCGATTCCTATCGGCTCAGGAACCGCCGCATAATTTCCACTCAGCGTCACCACTAAACCAGCTAACGGAGCATCAATGTTAAAGGGATTCTCTGTTGAAAGAATGTCCCCCGTGGTCGAATTGTACGACGCAGGTCCATATCCACTTCCGACGTAAATCTGTCGGTTGCCTACCATTGTCGGATAATCCACATCGTTAATCGATGAAAGAATCATTTTTTCACCTTGTAGGGGCGGATATTAAACCGCCCCTTTCCCTAATCGTTAGTCTTGGATACATGGTCCGTCAAGAAGAATCTTAAACGGAGTATTTGCAAGAGGTGTAGCGATAGGATCAACAACAGAACCGATTGCGTAAGGACCAAAAGTTGCACTCGATGCAGTCATTGTTCCATCTGCCAAAGAACTCTTAACAATTGCAAACTGGTTAGCAGCCTGAGTTTGCGAAGCCGTTGCAAGTACCGTGGCAAGTCCTAGCTCTTGAACAAATCCGTAGTTACCCGGAGTAATCGAATTCAAGAACACCACAGGACGTACAAAGTTTGTCGCAACATCCGCACTCGTAACAATGTTAGGAGTCGAGTTCAACTGCGCCACCACTGTTCCAGGAGTTCCACCTGTTACCAATGTGAACGTAGGTACTGACGTGTACCCATATCCACCATTAAGAACAGTAACAGTAATCGCCGTGGCACTCGTTACAACAACTTGAATAAGGGCACCTGTTCCGCCACCACCTGTAGCTGCAACTCGGTAGGTTCCTACCGTCTGACCAGTTCCTTCAGTCAGAACAACAACACTGGCCACAGACGTTCCTTGACGCATAAAGCCAACTGTTCCAGTTTTTACATTTGCAGCAGTTGCTCCTGAATCAACAAGAACCCAGCGATAACGACCGTTGTACAAAATCCCTGTAGCCGTATCGGAAGCATCCAATGCCTCTTTGTTTGTTAGGTCCGCATAGATTCCAGGATACAATCCCTCACCGTACCACGGCTGTCCTGTCATGTTATCGGTTTGACCCGATAACGAAGTGGAATTCTGCGAATTGATGTTTTTCCAAGATGGAAATCCGCGTACTAATGGCATTTTGAATCTCCTTTACTGCAAAACTGATTCCTTTGTTTAGTTCCACTTAGTGAACTACCCCCATGTCTAAATCCGGGGGCTTCCGGTTTCAACGGCATCTGCGTAGGTTGAGGACTTGCGTCCCAACTTACGTCTTACGTTGCCTCCACCGGCTGTAGCGCCAATCCCTGACGCCAGTATCCGTAGACCTTCGTCTCGGATATTCCTTGCCGCATTTATATCGCGGTCTTAAGCATGGAACCCGAACGCATAAGCATTCTTGTTAGGCTGGCAGCAATACAGATTCGTAGCCAACTTCAAAAATACTGCATTCATGCTAGGATTGTCGTACTGCTGCGTTTTACGAGTACCAAAGTTCCAATCTGGATTATTCGTTGTGCGCAGTTTGAATGTCGATGGGTCAAGGAAGTAAATTGCTTCCGATGGCTGAATAATCGCATTCGATGGCAAATTCGAGTTCGTTGGAGAGAAATTGATTGCCGCTCCAGTGCTGTCATAGAACTGTGGAGTCTGATATGCGATTGTTGCAGTGTTCGATCCAATACCATCCTTCAACTGCGTATTGCCTGTCGATCCTGCTGATCCATTGATCGGAATGTAATACTGAGCTACTGCTGAAGGTGCCAACGGGTCTTTGAAAATCTCTGTTCCGTTGAAGTTAATGGAACTCCAGCTTAGATTGTGGTCACTATGCTGCGTATCGCGGTAATAGGCCATAAGAGCCTTCGCAATCGCCTTGAAACCAAAGACGTTTGTGATTCCCAACTTCGGCTTACCACCCCACATTTCGCACTGAGAACTCAATTGAATCAATGTATCAAAATCAATCTGCCCAGGCCCGCTAGTTGCAGGAGAAGACGAACTGCTACTGTAGTTTCCTTGACCACAATAGACCGGAGTCACGTTAATCGCCTTGCCAATCGCACCATTGCGTAACTGTTCGCCATAGGAAAGATAACGGTTCCCATAAAGCGATGTGTCGATAGCGTTGTTCAGCGCTTCATCAAGGCCGTTTGATGCCTTATGACGGTCATCACTTACCGTCGAAGATGAATTCTGTCCGTGACGGAAAGCATCCATCGCAAGCATCGTATTGATGTTTTGCATCATAGCACTCATGAAGATTGAATAGAGATTAAAGATTCTCGACGGACCAGAGTTGATAACTCCGCCGTCCGGTCCCATCTCCCAATCACTATACGGGAAGTTTGATTGGTATCCCTTCTCGTAGAACTTCAGTTTGTCTGTGATCTGCTGGCGCATCAACGTAACTGTCTGCGCAGGATCGATTGCAGAACCGTTAGGAGTTCCATACAAAATCGGCTCTGTCATGCCAGCACCGCCAAGATACGGTTCTGCTACTCCAGCATGGCGAAGTTCGTCAAGAAACGGAGTCCCAACGAAAAACTCGTTCCACACAACTTCATCACGAACAGACTCTAGGTTCGCGCTGTCAACTTCAGAAAAAGTTGGATCATTCTGCACGTATGGCATGTTGTTTCCTTTCAGCTACTTAAGCTGCTTTCCTGATTTTAATTACGCCGCTACTGTTTGGCGTTGTTCCTCAAAGCGTTTGATTACATTTTGTTGCGTCAATTTCAACCGAGCTTCTGGAGTCATCTTCGTCGGGTCTGGACGTTCTCCCGCAGAAACGGCTCTCTTGATTTCTGCTACCCTTGCCGATCCTGGCGGTAAGTGCATATCAGGATGAGAACTAATCTGCTCGGCCATCTTGCGTTCCTTGGCAGAAAATTCAGCAGCTTGGGCATCCATCTTTGCCTTCCACTCAGATTCCTTTTCGGCTGCGGTTTTTGCAGCAATCTCATCATCGTGCTTCTTTGCTTCAGCCGCACGATGCTCCGCTTCCTTCTCCGCAAACTTAAATGTCCTAGCCGCATATTCCATCGGGCTAAGTTTTAGACGATCTGCCTCAGATACAAGTTGGCTAGGAGAAATAGGAATCGGAGTTCCATAAAGTTGCTGATACTTCCAGCCAATGTCCTGAATCGTGTGTACTCCCTGATCCAAACGCTTCATAATCGCATCTTCTGAAAACGTAGGCGTTCCGGGAGTTTTGTTTTGGTCTACCACTGGAGCAGGGGGAGGGGTAAATACTGGAGCATTTGATGGATCGATTCCTAGTGTCCCAAGGTAACTTTCTCTCTGAGCCTTATAGTAAGCAGCCTCAGCTTTTGCATCTGCCGCTTCTTTGGCCAGTCTTGCTTTTTCTGCTTCCGCTTCCGCATTCGCAGCAGGATAAACATTTGCCCAAAAATCTTGTGCTTGCCTTACGTTCAGTTCCGCAGCTTCCTGTGCTGCTACTGCTGCTGCTGTTGCGGCTTCCTGCGCTTTCCTATCCTCCTCAGCCTTTTGTGCTGCCGCTAATGCCGCTTGTTCCTTTTGCTCTGCTGTCTGATAAATGTTTGTAACGTAACTATTGAGACCCGTGCGGGCCTGCGCATCAAGAGCATCAATCTGATCTTGCGTCCAACCGGATTGCTTCAAAACTTCTGCTAATGTCGGTACTGGCATAATTCACTATTCTCCCGGATTTCCTTGTTAAGAGTACGATGGCTGTTGACTTGTAGGCGTTGGTTGAGGCGGTGCAATCAATTTTGTCTGTGCCTCTCCTATTGCCTGCACGATCTTGTTCAATTCAGCAGCTATTTGAGGATACGCTTGCGCTATTTCCTGCGCTGCTTGACTCCACTTACCTAACAATTGTTGGATTTGATTTGCTGGACCCTGAGACGGTGGGCCTTGCTTCCCTCCACCATCAGGAGGCGGAGGAGGAGGACCACCCTGCGGTGATCCCCCCTGATCTGGCATTGGCATTGCATTCGTAGCCATGATTTCTCCGTTAGGGGTTGGTTACAGCTTTACGGCTGTCTTCTTGCTGGTGCGCTTGTGGCCACGGCCTTTTTGTGTGGCCTTCTTCAAATGACTCTTTTTTCCACTTATGCGATGCTTCATGGTGTTTCTCCTTTGGGTTTGAGGTTTTTTATCCAACAAAAATGGCTTGAGCCATTTTGATGGTCTCAAGCCACGCTGGTTCCCAAAGGGAGGGCGGTCGCCCGATTGATTCTTTTTAGATCATTCCACTTTTTTGCTGTCTTGTCAAGAGGTAAAATGACAAAATTTAGATTATTTTGTCTTCTATCCCTAATTCCTTCTTAAATTTCGCTGCCAAAACCTCTGAGACTCTGGTTTTTTGTTCAACAGTTACTCCCTGCACTCCGCCTCCACAATATACAACAGACATTTTTCCATCTGTCTTTCCTGCGCGTACTTCATCGTGAGCCTCTCCTACATCTGTAGGGAGATCGAAGCTGGATTCTGTAACCAAGTATACCTTTTGCGCCTTAATTCTGAGTGCCATCTTTCTCTCCTATGGTGTTTGATTTGTACTACTTAGCTCTCTTTCACAATTGTTCTCGGAGTTCCACCTGCTCCACCTTTTTGTGCAAGACGAGGTTGTTTTTTACCACTTGGATCACGTCCCCCCGCGTGCTGCCCTGCCGGTCCTTTTCCTCCCTTGCCACCTTGAGGCTGTCCTCCTCCTTCCAATACAGATGGATCAATCCCCATTTCCTTCAACTTCATGAAAGCCTTGGCCTTGGCAATAATTGCCATGACCTGCAATTCTGTTTCCTCGTTGAAAAACTTTTCTTTTTCCGTCGCGCCCGGAGAATCTCCCCAGTTCGCTATGTCTATTGTTTTCATCACTGTAGACCAGCTTAACGGGGCACCGGTGCGCTTCAGTTGCAACATCATCATCTGACGCTGCATAGCCGTAATCCTTAGCAGCGTATTCGGCACAGAAACAAGCCTCAACTTCTTTACAAAATACTTTGCCCGCGTCAGACGATCATACATTGATGGTGTAGTGGGAAATTGACCACCGAATAATTCATCTGGCAAGTGGCTAGGAACCATATCGTCAGGATTGAAGTCAAACATTTCCTTTGCTATATTGTCTGGCCCTACATACTCAATAAGCCTTCCTGCGTCAAACCATTGAGGAATAAGAACTTTCATCCTTTCTCCTACGCGCTTGTTGGCTTTTTCTATCCTCATCGCTATCCCCTTAGCGATAGGACCGATAGACTCCAGCATTTTATCTGCTGTATCGTTTGCAATGTTCATCTTCATGTTGGCTAGGTTTCCAACATCGTTCAATCCTAGTTGAGCAAGTTCTTTCTCGCCTAGATATTTTAGGTATCCTGTATTTTCTCCGGTTACTCGAACTTCTTCTGGAAGAAGAGATTGTAATGTCTTCCTTGGTTCACTCCCACCAAACAATCCTAGCCTTTGATCTGGTGCAAACATATCCCATGTTTCAATGCTCTTTCCTCCGTTTTCATCTGCGTTATATCCCAACGGAGGGTCCATTTGCGCAGAAAGAACCTGATCCATAAGCCTTTCATGCTTGCGAATCGTTGATTCAATTGAAGATACATCTCCTACTAACGATCTTCCTAGCGCCTCCCATGCCCAATCATCTACTGTGTACTGAATAACAGGTATTTTAGAGTCCCAATCGTAGGAAGTACCGTCATACATCGGCTTGTCGAGTCCTGATGACGTGATGATGAGCCGTAGGTTAGGGTAGATTCGGCAATCTTCCACCATTGCAGGACGCATGTATGGTTTACCATCTCTCATCCCTCCAAATATCGGTTGGCCCAAAGACGGAACTTTATAAAACCAAGACGTTCCCGGCTCGCCGCATTGCATCTCTTTTCCAGAAGTATTGATGCGTATGTCCCTTATAAATGTGTATCTTATCTCCGTATAAAGATTTCCAAAACTGCGACTCTGTGACTCTCCTACGCTTCCATAACGATACATCGCAGCAAAATCCTGCCGCTGTGCTTGTATCAGTGTCTTGTAATTATTCCGTCCGACTGTTTGTAATTGTCCTTGGAATAGAGGAAAGTTCGCACACGCCTCGGCAATCGGCATATAATCGTAAATTGTTACAGCGTAAGCATCTTGAACGTCATTTGACTTTGAAGGAATCTGGACTGGAACTACATCTAATAGTCCTAGAGCATCAAATTTCATCTCTCTTGGTCCAAAATGATACTCGGACGCAACTACTTTAGGCCATAGGTATCCAATACCCATGACCGTCGCATACTGCAAAACTTTCAAGATTTGGTAGGGAAAATCAGACTCTAAATAAACACATTTGCTTACCTTTGT